AACAGCAATCCCCATAATTCTAGCTGTCCAATCTTTACTAAACTTTGACCTAGCATCTTGCCCATCAGCTACTTCTAGTTTAAATACATCTACATCTAGTTCTTTCATTTGAATTTCAAAAGCATTTTCAGCTTTTTTAAGTTCAAGCATTTGTTCAGGTGTAGCTTCTGTAATAGCTTTTTCTATAGACTTAGGATTGTTAGGACAACCTAAGACTTCAGCTATCATGTTAGCAGCCATTCCACCCATAGGACCACCTAAAGCAGTTCCTAGTGTTGGTGCTACTGCACCTACTATATTTTTTAATATTCCTTGCATTTTAGTCTCCTAATGTTAAAGTTGATTCAAGTAATTCATTTACAGAATTTATTAAATACTCTGGTATATCTGTACCTAAAATATCATCTTCACTGTATGCAATCATATAAGATTCTAACAGGTCTTCATATAAAGGTCTAAACTCTTCTCTAGTTACCCAAGCTTCGTTACATTTTGTACGAGCTTTACAGTCTATTTTATAAGCAACATCGAGTTGTTTTTCTGTATAAAGTAACATTATATTTGATCAAGTACAGTCTGTTGTAGTTCAATACTACGTCTACCTACTTGAGTAAACCAACGACTGTCTTGCATTTGAGCTGACATTTCTTTCCAGTTGTGTTCTCTACAAGCTTTTAACATATTTTTAAACTTTGAAAGTCTTGAACCACCTAAGTTAAAACACATGTTGACTAACACGTGCTGTATTTTTTCAGGTAATTTATAAAAATCTTCTTGACTACCAAACACATGTATAGCTTCTTTGTAATGTTTATCAAAATCATCTTCGTAATACATATCAACTACTTTTTGTGATACAGATGTACCAACTTCCCAAGAATATTCTGGGTCGTTAGGTTGACATAGATGACCAACTCCTAGAGTTTTATAGCCTAAACTGTCCATATAAATTTCTAGGACTTCGCCTTCGTGTCGTTTAATATCTGCTTTGCATTGTTCAATGTTCACTTTCTTTTCCTTTTTCTTTGTTTAAGTTTTTCTTTAATAGAACCACCCTTGTATGCAAACAGTCGTTCTTCTTCGTCTTGTAAAACAACACCAGCCTGTACATCATACGGGACACCAGTCATTCTATCAATTCTTTCATCAGGTTCGTCAATAACATTAGGTACGTTTTTTACTATACCACCTTTAGAAAAAGTAGCGTAAGGATTTTTTGGTGGTTTTTCTTTAGCACTTCCTCTAGCTATTCTTCTAAGTTCTTTTCGAGTTCCATCTCCTGCAATAATATCATAAGCTGAATAACCCGGGAAGTTAGTTACTACTACTTCAGCCAGTCCTTTTCTATATAAAATAGCATCAAGAACATCTTGAGGTGCTGGACCTGCAAAAGTTTTTAATATAGCAGTTACATCTCCTACATTTCTAGAAGCTTCTTGATTATATCTATAACCATAATCAATGGGACCTAAACCTCCCCAACGTCTAACAGCTTCAAGAAGTATATCACCATCATCTTTCATTCTTCCAGTTTCTTGATCAATAATACTATTACCGTTACTTCTAATTAAATTACCTACATGAGCAACACCTGTCATTAATAAAACAGTTGGGGCAACTTTCATCATACCTACAGACATTGGGCTTTTATTAGATTCGTTAAAAAATCTTTTTAGAATTGTATTATTAAAGACTGTTGGATACCCAGCAAACTGTACTAATAACTGAGCAGCAGGAGTAGAGAACCATAAAGGTCTATTAGCTTCTGCAGTGCTTGGGTTTAAAATAATTTCTTTGGTAAATCTATTAGCTCCTTTAGTTATATCTTGTTGATAAAACACATCTTTATTTGCAGCAGCTTCATCAAACTTACCGTTTTTAGAATATTTTTTATGCCAAGCTATGGCTTGATTTTCATAGATTCCTAAGTCATTAAGTTGTTGAGTTAAGTATTCTTTATTTTTTTTACTTAAATTTCCTTCAGCTAAAAGTCTAGCATTCTTTTTAATTAATCTTTTTCCTGTAGTAAACGAAGCTAATTGAACTGCTTTAGTCCACTGTGTTAATAAATTAGTTTTAAAAAATCCTTGTTGTAAAGCTTTACCAAAACTACTTTGAACACCTTCACCCATTAAACCTTCAAGTCTTTCAAGAACAGCTTGTTCTAAAGCTAAACCAGTTTTGTAAAGTTCTTCCCAAGTTTCATCATCTAAATCTTTTAAACCTTTTGAAACTCTTACCATTTTGCCAGTTTCTTTATCTAAAACTTTTTTACTACCACCTATTCTTTGACTAAACTTAAGAGTTCTATCGATAATATTACTACCTTCCATTCTTAAAGCTTGTGCCATAGCTGCTCCAACTTGTCCTGCTTCTCCCGGACCAGTTCTGCTTAATAAAATTAATGGTTCAGTTACACTAGATAAAGTAGCTAAAGGTAAATGAGCTAATTGCTGACTAATTTTTCCAAAGTCTGATAAAAATCTACCTGCTTTTGTGTTTTTTAATTTAGAACCAACATCAGTTTCAAAACCACCAACTCGTTTAATCATATTAAATGCTTTTTCTCCAATTTTATTTGCTTCTTCAGTTGTAAAGTTTTTTGATTTTATTAATTCATTAATAAGAGGTTGGATTTTTTTCTCATAAATTTCATTACGTGTTTTTCCAAAATATCTAGCTCGAGAAGTTGTTCTAGAAATATTTGTAAAATAAGTTTCTAAAAGTGTTTGTACATCTGTTTCTAAAACTTCAGCAATTTCGTTATCTTTTAAATTAGTAAATCTTCTAGGCTGTAAGTACCCATTAGCTTGAGCACTTTTCATTCCACTAAGTCTTAACTCCATAGGTGTCCATCGGTTATCTAACATATCTTGAACAATCTTACTAGCTTTTAATTTTTTTGCTAATAATATTTCTGCATCAGTTGCATCAGCTACTTCGACAACTCTACCATTACTTGCTTTTTTAATAAAATTAATTCCAATTTTTTTCTCTTCATTTCCATCAATAACTTTTTCAAAAAATATAGTTTCGTCTTTTCCTAAACTATTTTCTTCTACTCCTCTAACAGCAGATTCTTTAGGTTTTTTTGTTTTTGGATCAACCTCATAAAATGTTTTAAATTCTTTGTCATTGATAGGATCAGCATGTCCTGATTCAACTAATTTTGCTTCAAACCTTGCTCTTTTTTCAGGATCACTTAACTTAGCATAGTTAAACATTCTAGGTAAATAATTTTTAACTTTAGTTGTACCAGCTTTAAATATACCAGCAGCTTGTCCATCAATAAAAGCTTTATCAAGTTGTCTTCTTGCTCCTACATAAGCAGTTAAAACGTCTGCATCAAGAGCATCTATTTCTCCATACTTAGTATTACCTTTTAATTCTTTACCTTTAGATGTAAAAGGTTTATATATATCATTACCATCAGCATCAACCCCTACTTTTTGAATTGTAATATCAGGGTCTCTTAAAAGAAAAGCTAACTCATCATTTTGTTGGCTTAATATTTTTGCTCTCCAACCAACTCGATATAAAACATTAAAAGCTTTTAATAATCCAAATTGTAACTCTCCATTTCTTCTAGTAAAATCTTCACCAAAAGTTTCGGTAGTTATAATATTTTTACCATCTTGATCTTTAACAAGTAATTCAATTTCAGTAACACCTTTTTGTCCTTTTGTAAAAGTTGTTTTATAATCATACCTAATAGATGCTAATAAATTTTCTAAACTTGGAGCATCTTTTAAATACTGAACAAAACGAGTAACAGGCTTCCCTACAGTATTTGCTAATACAACATTAATATGATCTATATCTGTAACTTCTTTGAATTTTTTTCCAGCTCTAGTAATAATATTATCGTTAGCAATAACAGCTTCATCAATTTCAGAAGTTTCATTAATGTCTGCTCTAGCAGCTTTAGCTTCAGACGGGTCAATTGAGTCTTCAATAACATCTTCGTTACTAAATTTATACTCTTTTTCTTTTAAAACTTCAGGCATGTTTTCATTAGTTTCAGGAGCTTTTTTAAACTTCATAGTTCCAGCCCTAACACCACCAACTAAAGCCCCACCAATAACTCCACCTAAAGCTGTAGAAGCTCCTATGCTTCCTAAGTCTAGATCATCATTAATACCTAAATTAATATCAATATCTTGTAAAAAGTAATTATGAAGACCTGCCCAAGCCATACCTTCTACTGCTCCTACTTTAGCACTAGAAGTTACACCTAATTTAAACGCTTCTTTTTTAACTGCTCCTTTAATTCCTTTATCTTGTAATTGTGCTTGAGTAAATTTTTTAACTCCTTGTTTTGCTGCAACATTTAAAGCTGCATTTGCAGTTAAACTTTGACCTCCAGAAGGAATAGCAAAAATAGCACTAATAAGATTTAAAGGATCAGCTACAATATCAATACCGATATCTTTAAAAGCTCCAAACCATTCTTTAAAACCTTCTAAATCAGTATTATCAAACTGATCTCTTAGATAAGTATAATCTTCTTTTTGTTCTTCTGTCCAATTACCTGATTGAAAAGAACGAGTAACAGCAGAACTTAAACTATAATCAGAATCTCTTAAGTATTCAAAAATATTATCGTTACTACCAATACCTTCTAAAAATCTTAAAGCTCTTTTAGAAAATTCATCATCTTGAGCTAATTCAGTTAAGTTTTTCTTTTTAGTAGGAGAAGAGTCGTGTATATTTCTCCAATGACCTCTATCAGCATAAGGATTAGTAATTAATTGTTTGTATCCTTCAGCATCTTCCGTATCATCAATTTCAGGAATTGAACCCACAGCTATAGGATCAGGTTCAAAATTATCTTGCTGATCTTTAATGCGTAGTTGTTCTATTAAATTATCTAATTCAGTCATTTAACATAGATGGATTAAAAGGAGACATATACCCATAAGGTGAAATTGGTTTAGCATTTAAACCAATTTGGAATTGTTGTTGAGCAAAGTTTATTAACTCAGGACTTTCTAATAATTCTTGTAATGTGTAGTCAAAAGGATTTTGAACACTATTAAATAAACTAACTAATTTTTTATTCTTAGCAATTTCATTAGTATTTTCTTTTTGAATATGTAATACTTCAGTTAAAAAAGCTTCTTTTTTTATTTTAGGTGAAAACTTTTCCCAATTCTCATCAGTCCTATATTTTGGATTTGTTTTAGTTGGTCTAACTATTCCTTCACCTAGTAATAATGGAACTCTACCTACATATCTATCATATACTAAATCAGGAATAGCTCCTGCTGGTTGATATCTTGTATTTGTTCCAGTAATACCTCTTTGCCTAACACCGTCTGACATTGCTAAAACTAAACCATACTCTCCTCTAAAAGCCCTATCACTTAATCTTTGTTTAAAAGTATCTAAATCTACAATAGAGTCTCCTTTTCTACCTTGATGGTTTGCTTTAAAAATAGCTCTAATTAAAGTTTGGTCTCCACTTCGAGGGTCTAATGCTAAAGATATTGCACCACCATCTAAAAGTAAAGCATTTTTTTCAGCATCTGTTATATTATCATATAAATCATCTGCTAGTCCTCTACCTATAACTTGTGCTCTATTGTCAAAAGTACCATAATCATTAAAAATTCCGCTACCTACTTTACTGGATAAACTTTCATAATGTAATGCCATTTTATCAAGTAAACCTTTATTTTGAGGTAAATATACTTTATCAATCCATCTTGTATTTGATCTACCCATATTAGCTACAGCAGTGTTTGCTATTTGGTGAGATAAACCTCGTAAGTCTAAAGAGTTTAACATTCTTTCAATAGTTGGTCCTGTTAGTTGTTTATCAATATCTACTCTTTTAAATAAATTTATACCACCTTCATCAGCATTTTTTTTACCAAATCTTGAAAACACGTCTTTCATACCTTGAATTAAACCTGCCTTATCTCTGTATGAACCTAAAATAGTTTCATAGTTTCTTTTTTCAATAGCGTTTAAGTCTGAATGTGTTAGACCAATACTTCTATTAAATAAATCTACTGCTTCTAAGTTTGTTTCACCTTTAAATAATTCTTTTAAATCAGATACAACAGTCTTATATCGTTCTTGTTTATTTTTTGGATCAACCTTTAACCACGCTTCAGCATAAGCTTTAGCTGATTCAACTTCTTCATTACTATACTCACTAGTTTGTCGTAATACTTCATAATCACTACCCAACAATCTTTTCATTGTTGGTTCTGAATAAGGATTAATAGCTATTCTAAAACTATTAAAATATTGACTATTATAAAAACTATCTAATTTTTCTTTTTGACTTAAAAATGTTTTATCTTTGACACCTTCACTTTGACTCCATTCATAAATAGGTTGAGTTAAAGCTGCAACATTATTTATTTCTTGAGCTTGAGTTTTATTATTTGCTAACTCAAAAGTATAAGCATCTTCTAATTCTTTTTCTCGTTTCTTGTAAGCCCCTTTAAAAATAGATTGACCAGCTAAAAGTAAACCAAGAGCTTGTTGAACTCTTTGATTTTTTTTAGAAGCTTTAGCAGCTTGTCGGTCTCTTGTTTCTTTTTGTTGTAATAAAGATGTACCAATCTCAGAGACTGACATGTCTTTATAATTTTTCATTATATCGCTAAAGTTGTCTGCCATTTTATATTACCTCTGGTTTATCAAGTAAAGCCTTACCGGGTTTAGTTTGTTGTTTTTGTAAAATACTTGCTCTAATTTTACTTGTATCTAAATTATCTAATTTAGTTTTTATATCTGTACCTACTGAAGCAGGACTAATATTAGCAGGTTTCATATCTTTAAATTTAGGTCTAGGACCTACTTCATTTTTTATTTGTTCAGACACTTCTAAATTTCTTGCAACATTTTCATCTGGTTCTTCAACAGCCATATCATCATCTCTAGAAAGAACTGGATTTATTCCTGCTTTTTCAGCAAGTGCTAATAACATATAAGCAGTAGGCTCAAGTTGAGTTAACATCATGTCAGGGTTCATTTTACCTTTATTAAAACCAGTCATAAGTAGCATTTGTGCTATGTCCATTACTGGCATTTTATTAGACATTAATTCTAAAACACTTTCTAAATTGTCATCTTTTAATAAATCTAAAAATATTTTTTCTGTTAATTGTTTTTGACCTGTAAATTCAGGTGGTCCTTCCCAAGGATATTTTTGTTCAGGACTATTTGTTAAAGACTGTCCCGGAATAGGAGCATCAAATAAAAAAGGTTTTGCTTCTTCTGCTATTGCATTTGGATTTTTCATATTTTATTCCTATATATCAGTAAGTTGAAACCCGTATGGATTTGCTTGTTGTGCTAATCTAATTTTATCTTGCATATTATCAAACGACCCAATAATATTTGTACCATAAATATTTTTTAAATAATCTGTTATAATATCAGGAGACTGTGTAAACTTTTCTACGTCTACAAAGTTTTGTTGTCTTGCACCCCCAAAACTTTGATCAGTTCCACTTTGTAAAAAACTTTGTCCAAAGTCTCCAAAGTAATCTTGTTGTTGTTCTAGAAGACTTGCATTGTATGCAGCTATGTCAGCTTCATTTTGAACCATTGCAGTTCCAAATGTACTTATAGGTGCTACTTTTTTATACACAGAGTATTCTTTACTATCTTTAATAAATTCTCTTGTACTTTGTCCTTTTTCTTTTCCACTTAATAAACTAGATTTTTCAGGTTTAGCAATCATATCTTCAGGAGTTAATCCTCCAACAGAAGTATCAAAATCTCCTGATGCGTATGAATCATAAGCATCTTGATTTTTAAAAATATCATATTGTTTAGTAGCTTCATTATAACTAACAACTTCACCTTCTTTTAAGTTTAAATCTGACGGTTTAAAACCTTCTTTATCTGCAACAGTTCTAAGATTATCTTTTAAAAATTGAGTTTGACTTCTTCCTAAATCTGTTGAAGTTTTTAAAGTTTTAAATTCTTCAGTTTTTGTAAATATATCTAATTCTTCATTAGTCATATCGCTTAATAATTTACCATCTTTAGTTTTTAATGCAAGATTTTTATCAAAAAGATTAGCTTCTTTTGAAGGACTAATGAAACCACCAGTAACATCACTTACAAAATCTCTAAAAGCACTTCCTGCTCCTCTAGCTCCTTCTTTCATAAATGGCTTACTAACTGTATTCATACCTGCTTCAATAACATCAGTAACTTTATTAAACACTCTACCAACACCATCTTTTAAAAACTTACCAGCTCTTGAAATACCATCAAATATTGGTTTAAAAAAGTTTGACATTGGTCCTGTTGTCAGCCACGTTCCTACACCCGGAAGTATAAAAGATAACGCAAGACTTCCTATAGGACCTAACTTACCAAAAGCTTTAGCTATTTTACCTAAACCTTTTTTAAGTTTACGACCTACCTTACGAATACCTCGTGCAATTTTTTTACCTATCTTTCTTAATTTACCCATAATATTTCCTAGTCTAACCAGCCTTCTACTAATTTTGTAATAGCTGTTAAGTTTGAACTCCAGTTACTGTTTTTAGCTGTAGCCCCTTCGTTTCCTAACGCAGCAATCATTAAAGAAGCTTTACGTTGTTCATCGTTATCCCAACGTTTAAATATATAATCAGCTTCATCACGAAGCTCTTGCCATAAAAAGTTTTGTGCAGCAGTTGATAACCCAAAAGCGTTTTGTGCGTTTTGTTGGGCTACAGCATTTAAAGCTGCAGTCTCTGCTGTGTTTGCTTGTCTTCTCCATGCTACATTAGATTGTTCTATTTGTGTAGCATTCGTTACATTAAACTGTTCTCTTCTTGCTTCTACTTCTGCATTAAATTGATCTATTTGTGTAGCCATTTGTGCATCTAATTTAGCAGCTTCAAATTCATTTGCAACCCTTCTAGCTTCTGCAGCATTAATCTGTGTAGTATTAAATTGCTTCATAGCATTATTTTGTTGTGCATTAAATTGATCTGTTTGAGCTTTAACACTAGTCATAAATTGATTGACTTGGTTTTCACTTGTTGCATTAAATTGTAATGCAGCGTTTGATGCAGCTTGGTTGCTCAAAAGGCTTTGCTGTATTTGTTGAGCTTTTAAAACATTTGCTTGTTGTTGGTTGTTTAAGTTTTGTAAATCCATTGACAAGAATGCTTGAGCATTTTGAATTCCAAACTTTGTATTTTGATCAGCTTCTGCTAAGTTTCTTTGTGACATTAAAACAGCATCTTGCATAACTCCCTGCTGTTCCATTGTAGCATTTTGCAAACTAACTGTTTGTAAAAATTTACTATTATTAACAGCTCTTTGTTGGTCAGCATTAAACTGAGCCATGTCCATATTAAAAACATTTTGAGAATTAAATAAAGCTGTTTGTTGTGCCATCTCTGCATCTTTTAATGCAACAGTAGCTTCAATAGATTTTTGTTGAGTTACACTTGTTTGAATAGCTTGAGCATTAGCTTGAGCTATAGGTAAAGCTGAAGTAATAATAGCATTAAGCAAAGCATCTCTACCTACAGTAGATACGGACATACCACGTTGAGCTAACATAGCTTCAACACTAGCAACAGCAGGAGCAGCCCATACAGGAACTTCACCTTCTTCAATACCACTTAATAATGTATCTATTTGATTAGATACTAATGCTTCTTCTGGTAGACCTTCAACAATTCCTCGTTGTTCTTCTGTAAAATCTGTAAGTCTAACTTCAAGAGCTTCAGGATCATTACCTAGTTCTATAATATCTTCTTCACTTAACCCTGCATTTCGTAATTGTTTTTTAGCACGAGTTACTTTTGCAAGAGATGTACCAGCTACTTTAGCAGCTTGAGCTTTAGCTTCAGGACTGATAACTCCAATAATTCTTTCTTGTAAAGCACCATCAACAACTTCTACTGTAGCAGCTTTAATTGGATCAACAGCTAATACACCAGCAGCTTTAGCTAATGTATCTGCAACTTCATCGGATACTGTACCTGCAGCAGCTTCGACTACAGAACTTTCAGGAACTTTAGCGACATCTTCTGCACCTATCGTTGAAATTTCAAAAGGTTTAGGTTGCTCTGCTTCTGAAACATCTTTAATTGTCGAAACTTGTTCAGGAGATACAGCACCCACAGTAGCAGCTTTAGCTTCTCTTGTTGCTTTCATTTGTAACTCTTGAGCTCTTTCAGGAGTTATTTCTGTACCTTCTCGACTAATAGATTCTGGAGTAGGAATAGTTGGAATACTGTCAGGTAAAACACCTTCAGCTATTTGTTGAGCTTCTAACCCAGTCTCAATCATTCTAGCCCTACGTTCTTGATTAAACTCAGATTCTTGTTCAGCTTGTTCTAATTCTCTAATACGTTTAGCTTCTGCAATAGCTGCTAACCTAGCTTCTTCAGCCAATCTAGATTCTTCAGCCAACCTAGCTTCTTCTTCTGCTTTTAATCTCGCTGCTTTTTCTTCTGGAGTTTCAGTGGGAGATGGAGTTGGTGCAGGTGTTGGTGCAGGAGTTGGGGCTGGTGTAGGAGCTGGTGTAGGGGCAGGGGTTGGGGCTGGTGTAGGAGCAGGGGTAGGTGAAGGAATTTGATCAGCTTCTTCTCTACCTCTTCCTCTTTCTTGAGGTTGCTCTATTCTACCACCACCATCAATAAGCTGTGTATAGTTATTATTAGCTACTTCTCTTCCACGACCACCTCTTTGTAAAGAAACTCTACCACCTTTAGTATAATCTTCTCTAGAACCTTTACTGTATCTTTTTCTATCTTTTCTTTTATTTGCCATTATTAAATCCTATATACCTATTTTACTTGACTTCGAAGAGTTTGTCAACCTTTTCATGCAATTTTTCCATTCTTTCCATTAAGAGATTAAAATCATCTTTTAGTTCTAATTTTGTGACATACTCTTTCGCAATCTCTTCACGTGTTTTATTGATGAGTATGTCTTGTCTTTTAAGCTCTGAAGCATTTTGTCTAATCTGAAACCAGATTGGGGCTAACACTAAAGTTATTAAAACATTCCAAACAATGTAAGGTGATACCATTTCCATTTTAAATTCCTTTTATATATTAATCTCTTGATGCGTAAATAATTCTTGTATCGTAATTATCAAAATCTTTTGGGTCTTTAAAATGTATATCACATGCAATTGATAATCTTGGTTGCTCATCTTTGTTTTCTTTTACACCATGTAAAAGGTGACAATCAATCAAGTGAAGCTCACCTCTCTTATTATAAACATGACCCGTATCATCATAATAAGTAAAACAATTTTCTGGACCTGCAATAAATATATTACAAGCATAAAAAATACTGTCAGGCTCTCCATGACTATGCATTGGTATCTCTTCATTTTTATGAAGAACATTACCCCAGCACTGTATCCAACATTCATCTTCATCTTGCATAATAGGTAAAGTAAATAACTTTTCTATTATGTTTACTTCAGGTATGTACTTTAAAAAGTTATAATGTTCATACCTTGCAGTTGTTCCTGTATAATAATCTGAATTTACAGGTAAAGAAAGTATTTCTTTTTCTTTATCTAACAAAACTTTTTCTATTAGTTTACATTCTTCGGCTAATAAAAAGTTTGGAATCTTTATGTGCATATATTTATTACGCTAGATAAAGCTAAAACAATTCTATCTTTAGGTGTTACCCCATCTTCTGGGTTATGAAACAATCCCGAATGCCAAAGATACCACTTGTTTATCTCAGGTTTTATTTTAAAGTTTTCAAAGTCAGTACCTAATTCTGTTGGTGTAACGTACATTAAACCAGAAAGCTGTAAACCTTTTTCTTTTTTAAACATATGATTATGTCTTACATTCTGTAATTGAGAACCTTTAGATGCATAATAACTCCACACATTTTTTTTGGTAAACTCAAACTTATCTGTTCCTAAATACCTTTTAAAAACATTGTTGATAGACTCATCAATAACTGTAAAGGATTGATTTATTTTTGCATCACTTTGTATTTTTGGGTGATTACAATTATCTTTATCACAACATTTAGTTTCTTTTGTATACTCAATCAAATCTTTTTGAAACTGTTTATTGTTTACTTTCGATATGTAATTACAATTAAAAATTTCAAACACGATTTGATGAATAGTAACCCGGTAATCCAATCATTGGTCTACCATCAAACTTATTAAATTTAGCTTCTGCACTGCTAGAGTCATTGTAGTGTAAAAATACTTGTCCACAATCTTTACCTTTAAAAGGTTCTCTCCAGTGTTCTAAATCACAAGCTTTATAAATTAACATATCTCCTGATTCTAACTTAATTTCTACACCATCTTTACCTTCTTCACCTGATGGTTCTAAAAATATAGACCACTCATCTCCACCTAAATGCATAGTAGTGGATATTTCGCAAGAAGACCTATCTTTATGTCTAAATAACTCATCACCTTTTTTATAGATTCTTGCATAAGAATAAGTTTCAGTAAGTTTCATATCTGTTTCTTTTTCCATAACAGGTTTTACTCTTTGCAATAAAGTATCCATAACTATGTCACCATAATGAGAATAAGTTTCAGGAATCATCTCATCATTCCAAACACCAAAATAAGTTGTAAATGGTGAAATATGTTTATCGTCAAACATGTGTCTTGCTACTGCTCTTTTGTTTAAAAAGTATTGATAACAAAAATCTGCTAACTCTTTTGATATAGCACCTTTAATTACTTGGTATTTATCTTTTTTAAAACTCATCTAAATGGATATCCTATATTCCAACACACTAAGGAGTTTCGTGTTCCTTTAGTTACTGGTTTAACTCTATGCCAAACAAAAGAAGGAAAAACAACTACACTTCCTTTTGGTCTAATCTCTTTACAAATACGGGGTTGTACTGCTTCATCTTGGTTTCTAAAATCAAACTCTAAATCACCCCCTTCATATTCTTCAGGGTCAGTAAGAGATATAGTCATACTAAGTTTCCTTAACTTACCATGTGTGTTTTGGTTGTCAGGTTGGTCATAAGGTTCAATGTATGAATCACAATGCCAGTCATAAAACTGACCCTTTTTGTATTCAGTAAATTGACAAGACTCTGACCAATCCCATTCAAAATTCCATTCAGCATTTGCATTTGCTTGATATATGTAAGGTTGTATTTCTTTGTATATCCACTTATCAGACATCCATACCACATCAGACTTTCTTTTCTTTTGAATATTTTTAAGTTCTGAATTGGTTAAATTATCTTTATCAGCATTACCTGTAAGAGCCATTTGTTTATCTTGCTCTTTACCATAACGAACAATATCATCACATATTCTTTCGGGTATAACTGACTGGAAGTACCAGTAGTACCATTTTAAATTCATTTATCCGTTCCAGTTACCGGCTTTAACTTCTCTAAAAACTGTTCTTAAATCCCAACAATTTGATGTGTCTGTCGCAACTTGTGCTTCTTTAACGATAACAACACCTGAACCACCTGAACCACCTTCTCCATCAGGTTGAGAACTGGTGTGCTGTGCACCGCCTGCTCCACCACCTAAATTTGCTGTGCCATCTTGTGCTGCTGCTGGTGGACCTGCTCCATTACCACCGCCACCTGAACCACCTGTTCCACCTGCTGCTTGGTAATAACCACCGCCACCTCCGCCACCTGCGTAAGTAACTGAAGCTCCAGTAATTGAATTTGCTGCTCCTGCCCCACCATTACCACCAACTAAAGCTGAAGTTGGAGGAGTTGGACCTGATGTATTGTTTCCTCCTACAGCACCTGCTCCGCCACCGCCTGCACCTCCTGTATCGTCTGAGCCTGATACTGGAGCATTTCCTCCTGCATTACCTTGACCTGAAGTTGCTGCTCCGCCAGTAGTACCCGGAGCAGAAGTACCACTTCCACCACCACCTGAACCACCTGGTCCGCCATTAGCTCCATCAGCACCACCAAAACCACCACCTATTGAAGTAATTGCAGAGGGTGTTCCTAAAACTGAATTGCTACCTTTAGCTCCATTAGCACCAAGACCACCGCCAGCTCCTCCGCCACCAACTGTTACAGGATATGGGGAGTTACCTGATACTGGATTGCCTGAAGCTGTTAATAATCCTCCAGCACCACCTCCACCACCATAATAACGACCAGCACCACCCCCTCCTCCTGCTACAACTAAATGCTCAACAGAAGTTGTTAAAGGTTGAGTGGTAAATGTTCCACTAGAGTTAAATGTTGTAATTTTTTCACCCTGAAGTTTAGGATTTAATGATGCTCCGATTAATCTTGGCATATTAACTCACCCAATTCCCTGCTTTTACATTATCGTAAAGTGCAGTCATATCCCAAACACCACCTGTATTTGAAGTAA